ATTTTTAAAAGGTGAGAGATAATGGCAGAAATAGACAAAGCAATTGATTCTGAAGAGCAAATAGATCTTCAAGTAAGAAATCGTGACAAGTCCATGGATATTGAAGTCGATGTGACTGAAGAAGATCCTGAACTTGATTCGTTTGAAGAACTAGAAGACGGTACGATTGCTTTTGGCAGTATGCCAGAACCCATGTTAGATACAGACTTTTCTGCCAATTTGGCAGATTTTATGGATGATTCTGAACTCAACGTTTTAAAGAATGATTTAATGGATAACGTTGAGTCAGACAAAGACTCTCGTTCTGAATGGGAACAAACTTATCGTGACGGCCTTGAATTCTTAGGCATGAAGTCAGAGGAAAGAACGCAACCATTTGAAGGTGCTTCAGGTGTGATGCACCCTCTATTAGCAGAATCCGTGACTCAGTTTCAAGCACAAGCTTATAACGAACTACTACCATCTCAAGGACCAGTTAAGACACAAGTATTAGGTATGACTACTCCTGATAGCGAGGCACAGGCTTCTCGTGTTCAAGAGTTTATGAACTATCAGTTGATGCAAGTCATGAAAGAGTATGATCCTGAAACAGATCAAATGCTTTTCTATTTACCTCTGTCTGGTTCAGCTTTCAGAAAAATATACTACGATCAAAACATGGGTAGAGCTGTATCTAAGTTCATACCAAGTGAAGATTTAATAGTTCCATATACGGCAACTGATTTACATAGTGCTACTAGAATTACACACGTAATAAACATGCCCATAAACGACATAAAGAAACTACAACAAATGGGTTTCTATAGCGATGTAAATGTCGAATCTGGAAATATGTTGGCTAGGGAAACTGACGAGATACAAGAGGAGATAGATGAAATACAAGGTGTAAGTCCTAGCTATAACGATGACGATACTTGCAAGGTACATGAAATACATACAGATTTAGATATACCGGGTTTTGAAGATCTTGATGCACAAGGAGAAGAAACAGGTATCAAGCTTCCATACATTGTTACGATAGCTAACAACAAAGTTTTATCTGTTAGAAGAAATTACAGAGAGGATGATCCTTTAAAACAAAGGATTAATTATTTTGTGCATTACAAATTTTTACCAGGTCTAGGATTCTATGGATTTGGTTTGACTCACATGATTGGTGGTCTATCGAAAGCTTCAACATCTATACTGCGTCAGCTTATAGATGCGGGTACGCTTTCTAATTTACCTGCCGGATTCAAGGCTAGAGGAATCCGCATACGTAATGACGATCAACCTTTGCAACCTGGAGAGTTCAGAGATATGGACGCTCCCGGTGGTAGTTTGCGAGACGCTTTTGTTCCGCTACCTTTTAAGGAACCGAGTCAAACCCTACTCTCTCTCCTAGGGATCTTGGTAGACAGTGGTAGGCGTTTCGCATCTATCGCTGATATGCAAGTAGGTGATGCAAATCAGAATGCACCTGTAGGAACAACAATAGCATTGTTAGAACGTGGTACTCGTGTGATGAGTGCAATTCACAAAAGACTGCATTCAAGCCAAAGAATAGAGTTTGAAATACTAGCTAAAGTATTCGCAGACTCATTGCCACCTTCTTATCCTTACAATACTGCAAATGGCAATCAAATGATTAAGTCTATGGACTTTGATGATAGGGTTGATGTTCTACCTGTTTCAGATCCAAATACTTTCTCAATGAGTCAAAGAGTCATGATGTCTCAAGAATTATTGAGAACCGTACAAAGCAATCCTCAAATACACGGTCCGCAAGGAATATACGAGGCTTACAGAAGAATGTATTCTTCTATGGGTGTGCAAAACATAGAACAGTTATTGCCTCCACCGCCGCAACCACAACCTGTTGATCCTGCTAATGAAAATGCTGGATTAATAGCTAGTGTGCCACAACAGGCTTTTGCCGGACAAGACCACGATGCACACATCAATAGTCACCTGTCTTTGTATGGAACGATAACTGCACAAGCAAACCCTATGGTGTTATCTTTGATACAAGCACATATCTATCAGCATATTTCATTTAGATCTGCTGAAATTGTAGATCAACAGAATGCACAAGACCCTGAGTTCCAAGCAACTTTCCAACAGATACAACAATTACCACCAGAAATAGGTATGCAATATCAACAGAAACTGCAAGAAAACGTTGCCAAGGATATAGCAGCAGTTGTATCGCAGTTAACAGAACAAATCAACGCTATGTTTATGCCACCTCCGCCACAACCAGATCCTTTGGTCGAGTTGAGAGGAAAAGAGCTGGATATTAAAGCTGATGATGTTCAACGTAAACGTGAAGAGTTCGCTCAAAAACAAGAGTTTGATGCTATGAGAGCAATGGAAAATAACAAACTTTCAGAACAACGTTTGGCTATTCAGAAAGATATTGCTATCATGAAAGACGATATAGCTAGAGAAAGAATAGATCAAGCTGCACAATTTAAAGCAATGGACATTATGAGAGGTAACAGATGAGTTCAATAAGAAAAGAACAGGCAGAATTGCAAAAGAAACAATTAAAGCTAGAAGAGGAGCAAAGAATCAATGCCAATCAACAGAGCGTCAATGAGAATGCAAATATCGACATCGAGAAAATTGCGAAAGAAGCCGACAAAGAAGCGGACAAAGTCCTCGCAAAAGTTGTTAAAGAAAGCAAACCCAAAAAGAAAAAGGGTAAGCCTAAAAAGAAATAGATTTAAAAATAGAGGGTAAAACTATGGAAAAAACACAAGGCGTTAAATCAAGCGTTACTATCAAAGACCAAGGTACTGTGAATTACTCAGGACCAGAAGATGTAGCTAATGGTAGTGCACCTAAACCATATGGAGCAGGTAAGTCTCGTGGCGGTAAAGCTGCTTTGAGAGGAACTAAGTTTAGCGGAATATACTAATGTCAACACCTCCTGTAGCACCAGGTTTTCAAAACCAACAGTTTGGTGAGGTAGAGCGTATAAAGCCCATGCCAGCTCCTCCACAACCTATGCAACCTAGACCTAGTCTAGTTGTTGGAGGTCCAGCATTCTTTACACCTGAAGGCTATCAAGCTCCTGTTCAGCCAGAACAAGCTTTTATGCCTACTGACAGAAGACCAGATCCTATAGGAGATAATTTTAGAAGACCATACGAAAGGCCAATTATGCCTATGCCTACTCCTCCTCAAGAACCGCAACCCGCACCACCTAGAGTGCCGATAGAACAACCCAAAGAAACAGCACCTGTTGATCCAGAACCAATAATTGGTCAACCTGTTATGCCAATGCCAGAACCTACACCACAGCCAAAGTATGATCCTTTTGCTTATAGTGATTTAGGCAGAAGAGCATTAGGTGGAGAATATATTGATTCAATGACGTTTCATTGGTTTGATCCTACTACCGGTAAAGGTGGTAGCACTACTGAAGGTTGGAGCAGAGTGCCTGATTCAGCTAAACCTTATACTTATTTAGATAAGGGTGAAGCAGAAAAAGCCAAAGAACAATTTTTAACTTATCAAGATACAGGTGGCGCAACAACTCCAACACCAAAAAGAACACCTGTTACTACACCAGCACCAGCTCCTGTAGCTCCAGCTGTAACAACTCCTGTGGCCACACCAGATTTAGGTGAAGCAAAGTCTCAAGTTGAGCCAGATTACTCTGAAATTTTTAAAGACTTACCAGTACCACCATCTTTGGCAAAACCAGCTCCAGCACCAACAGCACCTCCAGTGCCTATGAAACCTATTACTTTACCTAGTGGTCAAACAGTAGAAATACCTGACATTGATATGGAAGCTGTTAATGCTAGTTTAGCGGAGTACGGTATTACACCTAAAATTCCAGAAGTGCCAGCACCAGTAACACCTCCTCCATTACCATCGCCTGAGTTGATTGAGCAGTATGATCAGCTGGCTCAAGTACCTGTACCCGCAGACACACCTCAACAACCTATAGAAAAACCTAAATCTCAACAAATGTTAGAAGACGGAGCAGACATATTAGATGTTGTTACACAATTACAAATTGAAGAAGGTTTACGTAATGAAGACGGTACACCAGCAGATGAAACTATTGTTTCAGCACCTTCTCTTCCGCCAGTAACACCTACTGCTCCAACTATGCCGTCTGCTTTAGATGTAGCTTCTGTTTTAAAAACACTACCGAACATACCAAAAATACCGACAATTCCATCCATTCCTAATCGACTACCTGTGGTAACTCCTACACTTCCAAAACTTCCAACTTTAGGTCGTTCACTTCAACCAATAGTTCCAATGAGGGGAAATACTAGAGAAAGATAAACCAACATAGGCAGGAGAGAGCCATGGACGCTGTAAATTTAGCAGAATATTTTTTTAAGACCTTAGACCAAAGAGAACAGAACGCAGTTGACATAATTGCGAGTGGCAATATAAAATCCATGGAGGATTACAAATACCTAATGGGGGAGTTATCAGCGATTCGCTCTCTCAGAGAAGATTTAAGAGAAACGCTGCATATGGATAAAATCGATGAATGAAAAAGTCGCAAAAACAAAATTTGAAGAATATAAAGAAAACATTGCAAAAGAAGATCTAGAAGAATCTTCAGAACTAGACAAAGCTTTTGTAACACAAGAAGAAAGAGTTCTTGATCCAGAGCTACTAAATAAATCCCTACTAGACAGAATGCCAAGCCCATCAGGATGGCGTTTGCTAGTTTTACCGTACAAGGGAAAGGGAGTTACAGAATCTGGAATCCAATTAGTAAAAGAAACAGTAGACAGAGAAGCTTTGTCTACAGTCATTTGCTATGTCTTAAAACTAGGACCGTTGGCTTATCAAGACCAAAATAAATTTGGTGACGATCCTTGGTGTAAAAAAGGAGACTGGATACTGATAGGTAGATACGCTGGAACTAGATTTAGATTAGAAGACGATCACGAAGTTAGAATTATTAATGATGATGAAGTGATAGCAACTATCTTAAACCCAGACGATATTAAATCTTTATAGGAGCAAATAATGGCAGAAGAAGCACAAAACGTTGAAGAGTTACAAAATATTGATGTAGAAATTACAGATGAGAAAATAGAAAAAGCCGCAGTCCCTGAACATAGAAGAGTAGAGGACGAGGTTCAAGAAGAGTCTGTAAACATTGATTTAGATCAAAACAAACAAGTTACTCCCGTAACTGAGGATGAAATCAAAGAAGACTTTGAAGTTTCTCCTCAAGTCGAAGAGAAAGCTAAAGATCAATCAGATATAGAGAAAAGAGCATCTCTTGCACAAAACAGAATTAACAAAGCAGTAGCACAAGCCAAAGAGTTTCAAAGAAGAGAGTTGATGGCCGTTCAATA